TCTGAAATGTTAATTGCGGTCAATTGATCCTCAGCCTGGGATTGCATTTTGTGGCAACCCATTAGCTCATTGGTATCAGTTTTTACAACTGCATACCCTTCACACTCAGGGTGGTTACTTACTACGCTGTATGGCATCTAATATCTTCCTTGCTTCATCTAGTCTAGGTGTCATTTGTGGTTGGCCATCACGCATACCTGTAATGCTGGCCAGTTCGCCATAAGCACCAAAGGTTACAAGTGATACTTCTGCCAAATGTGCTTTGATTCTTTCCATAACCCCATCAGGCCGCTTTTTATTCTTAATTGGCATAAATCCAACCGATAATTGATCCAATGCGCCATCTTTGACTAATTCCAACGCTTCATCACCTTCACGCGTTTTTGATATTTTAAATTCTGCATACAATCCTTCTTCGGTTTCTCTAAGTAATGTGGCACGGCCTAATACATTGTTTTCGCCATGACCCCTAAGAAGTTTGACCCGGTGTGGTGCTTTAATAACTTCTGCAAACACGCCTTTTCTAAATACTTCAATCATTGTGCTAGTAATGCGCTGTTCTTTGTTGTAAGGCACAGCAATACCAAAAATAGTGCGACCATCCCCATTAGCGCGTAGCTCTAAATTTACTGAGTAATTTCTATTTTCCATTTTTTCTTCAGACATAGTTTTCATCCTCTACTGTATCTTCTACATCACTTTGTAATGAATCATCTACACCTTCTACTTCATCCCCTTCTTCATAATCCATAGGATCAAGGTTTTCATAGCTTCTAACTTCATCAACAGTTAAGAATCCATTAGATAATGCAGTTGCATAAGCGTTGTATCTACTTGCAGTATCGGTTTTTAATAATGAATCATATTTAAACCCGGCTGTTTGACCCCGGACAAGTAAGTCAGAAAATGCCGCTTCTATTCTTTCGGCTATTGGCTGGATTGACCATTTAATCAATTGTAGATTTTCTTCTACTACATTTGAATAGGTGCGGCTTGAATTAGGTGATCCTAAGAAGTAAGGCGGTAAGCCTAAAATGTTTGCCGCTTCTGTAAGCCCGGCTGTTTGTGCTTCTACTAATTGTGATTCAGCCGCGTTAGAACTTAATACTTCAAAATCTGTTGATGAGTTCATAACTACCGGTGATCTATTGCGTGATGAGTACATTGCCATCCATGCGCTCTTTAACGCATCAGCTTCTTCTTGTGATAGATCAGGGTTTGCAGATTTAATAACCGCTGTTGGATTTACGCCACCATCAAAGTATCTTGATGCGTATTCATTGATTGCAATCTCTTTACCCAATGCTTGCTTAGCAACAGCCAATATACCTTTACCAACTAAATCACCTGGCAAAGTAAAATTCTTAATGTGCATAATCTCTGATTGATCGTAAGTACGCTCATCAATCTTGTAAATGATTCTGCCTTTGTCAGTACTTACTTGTACACGATCCGGTGATACTGGATAAATTGAATCAGGCAATCCATTAGCACCTGGTTCACCTAATACTGCAACATAGTTACCATGAATAATTAAAGCGGCCGCCATTGCACTAATTGTTTCCATCCGGGTTTCAGTTGGCACTGGGCGCATTAAAATTTGTGGTGTTGGTAATACTTCGCGCTTATTGCGATATGCACAAAGTGGAAGCGCACCAATCGCATCACTGATTAAAGTTATGCCGCGGTAAATTGCCGGGATTCCTAAAGCGGTGTTTTGATCTACATAAGCACCTGCCCAATTACCTTCAAAGAATCGGCCAACCCTACCTAAAGAATCTACATACCCGGAAGATGTGTAAACCATAGATGATTGAATTTGTCTTTTAAGCAATCGGCCTAGCATTATTTACCTCTGTTTTCCAAAGCAATTCCAAATAAAACTAAAAATGCACCCGATAATATTACCGCGATTAGTGGGCTAATTGTTGCGACACCTGCAACTATTAGTAAAGAACCTATTACTTGTAAAACTGATGGTATGTATTTCATTAGTAGATTTTACTCCTTGCAACGGGCTGATCTTCTATTTTTGTTACTACACCATAGCGTGCCAGCGTAACCGCTACAAGTGGCGTGATGTTAGTTGTGCTTTGGCGATTCCATGCCCAGGAATCACCCAATGGCCGTTTAGTTGAACCCATAATAGCTGTCTTTAAATTGGGATCATCCAGGTGGCATATAGTTTTAGCTTGTACTGCATCATAAAATGAACCACATGCCATAGCGTAATCACGCAAGTGGATAGACATAACGCCTATGTTTTCCTTTTCCAGTTCAGCTATAAGTGAAGCCGCCGGTGAGCCAGTATCAATTACCACTTTTGTGTTATATCTCTTACATAACTCAACTAAGCGTGGCAATACCCATGATGTGCCTTCTTTACATTCAATCAACTCAACCGGCGTAAAATCTCTTACTAGGCCTGATGCACCTATTGAAGCCTTATCACGCTCACGCGATATGTCTACACCAAAGACAATTTGATTGCCTACTGCAATATCTGTTCTAGCCAAAGAATCCCACAATTCAGTATTGATCACCTGTACCGCATCCCTTGATGGCCAAACATTCAACCATTCCTTTGTAAATATCTCAGGGCTGTTAGTTGTCGCCGCTTCTTTTACTGCATCTAGCAATACACCCTTTTCTTCATGCAATGAAGGTATAGCCTGATACCACACTTCTTGATCCATATAATCAAAGTCATCTGTTGATGGACACCATTCAAACCATGCTAGTTTGTTTTGTGGTTCGGCTATTTCGCGGTGGCCTATCTCCCGGTAATGTTCTAATAACTCAGATTCTCCAGGCCTACCGGCATTAGATAAAATCCATAATTGACCATTGCGCTTAGTTGCAAGGGTTGGCTGTAAGTTAGCTATAAGTGATAGCGGATGGGTTAATGCTTCATCAATAACCATAAGATTTAAACTAAGGCCGCGTGCGCCTTTATCATTAGGTGTAACAATTCCATAGGTTGAGCCATTACGCATGTATATCTTTTCACTGCCATTGACCCTTGATACTCTAGCAATGCGTTTAGCAAACTTAGGCGACATCTGAAAACTTAGTAAATGTTCTTCCCACTTACTCTTAGCCATATTGCGATCTTGGGCTGTATAGGCAACATGTCTTTTAGGTTGCAATAGCTCATAAGCAATACGCGTTTCAATAAGTTTACTCTTACCATTTTGCCTGCCTACCTGGGCGCATACTGATCTGTACTTGTACAACCCGGTTGCATCTTTTTCTAAACCTACATCTGCCACATAGCGTTGCCAATCAAACAAATCAAAGCCTAATAATTTTGCTACCTGGGCTAATTTATCGCCATCTGTTTCACATGCTTCATCTCTTAATGATGCCCATCTAGGCGTACATAAGGATTTATTCAAATATATCATCCTCATCAGGTAATGCACATGAATCCCATATTTCACGCAACTCTTTAGATATGGATGGGATGGTGTGGCCACCTTTACCGGATTCTTCAATACGATCCCAGGCGCGTGCTAAACCTAATAACATTTCACGCTTAACATCATCAATATCGTTACGGCCTTGCAATGATTTGACCATAGCGGAAGTGTGGCGGCCTAGCTTCTTTTTAGGCTTACCACTTGCGACTATTTTTAATTGCTTTGCGTTTTGCATTTCCATATTTAGCACCCCTTGAATAGTTACAGCTTGAACATGCTGGCCTTAATGAACCCACCCAAAGTTCCGGTGACGGAAAGGAATCAATGGGTGGTTCATGGTCTAGCGTGGTTGCGACAGCCTTTTTACAGTAAAAACATTTTGGTTTTTGAGCCAAAACAATTTCTCTGATTTTCTTATAGTTCCCATTATATTTTCTACTTTTTAAAGTTTTCATTTTTAATTAGTTTTTTTTCTGCACAATTTTGGATCGGCCGGGGAGAGAGAAAACGCGAACGGCGGCGTATTACAGACGCGCTCAAAATGGGAAAAAACAGCCATTTGATTTAATCTACCTTGCTTGCCAACACATGCAGTGTGCCAGTGCCACCGGATGTAACAGCCCAAAGGTCTTCACCATCTACCAATGACATCCTTAACACATCACCATTATCCATGATGTAACCACTAGTTGATGTGACACCACTGTTCCCTATAAATATCTCATGCTTAGCGTGTAGTAACACATCACGCGTTACATTATCCACACTAATGATTGATTGACTTGTACCTGTTACTGTGACCTGGCTAGTTATTATCGCCATTGATTTGTTCCTCACTCTGTAATCTTGCACGCCTAAAGCGTTCAAAGTCTTTGTGCTGTTTAGCACCTATCCACATCTTGCGCTGATGATCCATCTGTACGCCAGTGTGTGCATATAGTTTATACCCAAAGCTCTTAGCTCTAATGCACCACAACAAATCTTCACCCACCCACTCTTTATGCAATGGCATATCCTGGTAGAAGCACCACTTACTACCCTGATGTGTATCATCAGCTTCTTTTACAAACCTTTCAAACACTGACCTATGCACAATAATTGCACCTGTGCCAGCGGCATCTATCTCAATCACACTATCTTCTTCATAATCATGTACTGCATATAATCCGTTATCACTACCTAACTTAAAGATGCAAGGCACTGGCTCTAAATACAGCTCTCCAACATCCCAACCACCATGCACTACCCCGGACACAATAGGCCGATTGTCCTTATCTGCCGCGGCTACTAACTTCTTAAAATGATCAACAGTAAATCTCTGATCTGTATCTATCTGTAATAGCCAATCATCTGTGGTTTTCTCTAAGAAGGTTGCAACAATCTGATTGCGTAACCTACTGATAACACCTGATCCTTGTAGGCTAATGAACTGCCCTAACTGTTTTTGTGATCTAGCCACATCTAAAATGCTGGTCATAAAGTCTGTTACTACATAACCAGGTGATGTAACCCCAATTGTAATTTTCTCTGTATCTTTCAATGCCATCCCTTCTTCACAAAATGATCCCATGCGGCACATCCGTTAGGTATGCCTGCATCCTTATCAATCCATCCATACCGGTGGCCAATATAACGCTTTGACCATTCAATTTGTTTTATGCCACCCACTCTTTTTAAATATTCTGATCTACCCTGTGGGATTCCATAATGGCTACCATTTTTAGCCTTTGGGTTAAACCGGCTTTCATGGTGGTATAGCTCAATTAGGCAATAGGTCTGTTCAATATCGTATTTTAAACTAATGTAAATATATTGTTTGTAATGATTTGGCTTATAGTGGGGTAACCCAAAAGCGGGTTTAATATTTATCAATAATATTATTAAAACCAATAAAACTGTTTTTAGTTTTTTATTAGATACCCTGGTAACTAGATTTTGTGATGCCCCCCCCAAACCCCCCCCACGGCTGGTTGCCTGGATTGGCTGAGAAGATGGCAATTGAATACCCTGTATAACTGAGTTTCGCTTAGCCCCCTGGGATGAAAGATATAACATAAACACCAACTTTCAAATTTAGTCTAATTACGGCGTGTCTGCTGATCTAAGATTACACATATTGAACAGGCCTGATCGGGCATAAGCCACTTGCCGCATTTAAGGCATCTTGATGGTTGCACCGCTGGCCTTTTCCAATAATAGATCAACCATCTCTATAAACGGCCGGCAATGCCTTTTACTGGTCATGTAGAACCTATCCTCAATATCTCTTTGGGCATCATAATAAGTTCTTATTGTCCAATATTGCTTTGTAGCTGTGGGAATCACAAAGATACCCCTAGTAACCTGGCTGATCATTACATAAGCCCAGGGCTTAACTACCTTGTGATAATATCCACTTACTGTATCTACAATTAGTGGGTTATGTGGGAAGTCATCCGCATCCCTAAATGATCGGCTAGAACTTTTAACTTCTAGCACTATGTCATCAATAACTATATCCTTCTCATTTAGTGTTTTATCCTTAATCTGATCATAGGTTGCCGCCATGCTAAATTCCGGCACTACTACATTGGGTATGCCAAAGGTTTGCAATAGATCAGCTACATAAAGATTATAGCCATGCCCCTCATACATGGCTTTTTCATAATCAAACTGTGCCATTGATGCACCCACAACTCACACATTCTTTGTAGCCATGTTGTGTATAAAACCTTGCATCATTGCAGTAATAGCATCTTTCAACATCAGGTATTAAATCTACTTCAATACCATTATCAGTGAATGTAGCTCTAACCCCATGCTTATCAATGATCTCTAACTCACCCATTGCTTGCCCCAGGGTAGAACCATTTACCATCTTTGCTCATAGTTGCCCACTTAGCCGGGCATCCTTTAGGGCATGTGTATCCGTAATACGGCGTGCCGCGACCTTTTGCAATTCCCTGTTTAAGAATCATTTGACCATGTTCACAATATTGGATTGCCGGTACATCTGATGCAACTGCATCAACTACTTGATCTAAACTCATTGGTGTTGGATCAAGATCAGGTTTTGGTTCTTCTACAAACTGATGGCGCATAATCCTTTCCATCAATGCAGACTTACTACCAGGGCTACCATAAATAACCTTTTCAGGCTTTGGTTCAACTGGCCTAGATAATAAATCTTGATCTAACTTATCAGTGGGTGTAACTGCCCATGTTTGCCTAGCCTGAGCCGCTACTACTTCCTGTTTAGATGCAACCCTTTTAGTTGCCAGTTTTAAGGCCGCTACAATTGCCCTACCCCATGCGCTTGTTTCCGCAATCATAATTTCTGATCCAGCGGTCATGCCTTTACCTGGGATTTGTTCCCAGGCAACGGCTACCCCAGGGCGAACATCATGCGGATCGCGGTAACAGGCGGCGGTATAAACCACATAGGTTTTACCTTCCACCTGCAATATTTCATAAGGTTTATTTGGGTTATAGGGTTGCAATGATGATTCCGGATAAACCTCTTTTAACTGGGCTATACGCTCAGCTACATCAACATAATCATTCATGTTCATTATTTGTTTTCCCTATCCCAAAGGCTTACAACCTTTTCCATTAAGTAATCATTATCTTCTTGCAATTGCTTGGTACGCAATGTTGGATGATTAGTTGTTGGAAAATTGCTTACTGTAACTCTTTGTACCTTTACGCTTGATTGCTTAGCATCTATTGTGCCGCGTTTATAGCCACTTTTAAAACCTTTATCGTAGCCATTTTCTACTGCAATGATCCAGGTTGCCGTAAGCATTACCCCAACCAATGCAAACAATGTGATGGTGATTAACCACCCGAGTACTTCATAGTTCATATTTCACCGCTTCCTTGAACTTGTCTAACCAATAGGCTTCAACCATTTTGGCTGATAGCCTTCCTCTGATCTGCCTAGCACCAATAGCCTTTTTGGCGTGTTGGCGGATCAGGGAAGCCTTTACAAAGTGCTTACGCTTTTCATCAACATAA